GGCTCGCACCTTCTCGGCGTGCACAAGGTATTCGCCGACACGCACCCGACGACCGGGCAGATTCTGTCCAACGAAACTGTCGAGTGCATTGCTGTCAAGAATCTTTCTGGTGGCGTCCTCGCCGCCAAGACTCTTGTGCAGTTTGACGACGATTACGTTCTGACTGCTGTCGATGCCGGTGCAACGACTTCGTCAAAGCGTTTCGGCGTTGTGGATGAGTACATCTCGTCCAACGGTGTGCCGGCAAACGAAGTCTTCTGGCTTGTCGTCAAAGGCCCGACGACTGTCCTGAAGCTGACGCACGCAACAGACGAGGCCATTGCCGCCGGTGCTGTCGTGAGTGCCACTGCTACGGCTGGCAAGGTGGAGTCAGGCACGACGCTCAAGGTTGGGCAGTGCATTACGGCTGCTGCATCGACGGACACGGATGTCCGCGTGCTTGCAAACACTGGTGCGTAACGGCCTTTGTGTAGACGTAACTCATGGGTTACGCCTTCATGCAGGTTGATTCAAGCAGCCGATGGCTCCATGCCGTCGGCTGCTTCTTTTTATGGAGACATAAATGCAAGACACGCCACTTACGGCTGCGCTAGCAGGCCAGCCCATGAGCGAGCAAGATGTTGCTATGCGTCTTGAGGAACTTACAACGGCGTTAAGAATGGCTGGGCTCGTGGACGCGGACACGCCAGCCAACATCCGCCAGCAGCGGGAGGCCGGCGCGGCCGTTTTTAACCCGCTTGATGGCTTTGCACCAATGGTGCAATCCGTTCCGCAACCAGACAGATGACAGAACAGACAAAGGTTTGCATCGACTGTGGCGAGACGAAACCGGAAAGCCAGTTTGAGTCGCAAGGAACAGGCCGCCGCCGAAACAGATGCGGCCCTTGCCACCGAAAGCACCGGAGAACTCAAAAGACAAGGCAGAAGAAGAACAACCTACAGGAACTGGAAAAGGTTGCAATCCGAAGGTTTCTCGGAGAGGCGAGTGCTGGCGGAGAGAACATACCTCACTCGGCGGAACTTTTGGAAAGGTGCATGGAATACTTTGGAGGCAGCAGCGGGTTTGCAGCGCTTGTCGTCAAGCAATACTTCGACTCGCCAGCAGGATCGTCCACGCGAACTAAGTTACTTGAGACGCTTGTTCGCCTCACGCTGAAGAACACCGAGATGGGCGGAGCCAAGAAGCCCATGGAGCAGTGGACAGACGAGGAACTTGAAGACGAACTGAACTCCCGTCTCCGCAGGTTCGCGGAACAGTTTCAAGGGAAGATCGTAGATGCCACGCCGGAAACCCCCTCAGATTTCGCCACTGCCTTCGGTGGAGCGGCTGGGCTCCTTCCAGAAGTCCCAGTTGAAGGAACTGCAGGCGGAGTACGCGAGCCGGCAGATCGAAGCCTTGAAGATGTACCAGCCGACTCCGATTCAGGCGGAGATGCACGCCTGCAAGGCGAGTGAGATCATCGTTCTTGGTGGCAACCGATCCGGCAAGTCGCTGTCTACGTTTGTCGAGGATGCCCGTGCAGTCACGGGCCAAGACCCGCACGACAAGTACACAAAAAAAGACGGGAACCTTGTCATCATCGGGCGGGACTGGAAGCACATAGGCATGGTGGTCTATCCCATGCTTTTTCGCGCAGGCGCTTTCAAGATCATTCGTGATTCGGAAACTGGAAACTGGCGGGCGTACAACCCCGTGACAGACTCAGAGAGAAAGTCGGAGGCAAAGCCTGCACCTCCGCTTATCCCTCCACGATTCATCAAGAAGATTTCGTGGATCCTCAAGTCCGCTCGCTACATCCAGTCATGCGAACTCAATAACGGCTGGATGATCTATTTCTTTTCGAGCGAGGGCGAGCCGCCACAAGGTTTTCAGGCAGATCGTGTGCACCTAGACGAGGACATTTCGTCGGACGCTTGGCTCCCTGAGATGCAAGCAAGGCTCTCAGATCGCAAAGGTGTACTGTGCTGGTCTGCAATGCCGCACAGCAAGAACGACTCCCTTGCGTCGTTGGCGGAGCGCGCTGAGCAACACAGGGAATCTGGGACAGAGAATCCGCCGATTCAGGTATTCCGCCTCCGGTTTCTTGACAACCCGCATATCGACCAAGAGGAGAAGAACAAGAACCTTGAGCGGTGGGCGGCTCTTGGGCAGGACGTTCTCCGCATGCGGTCAGAGGGCGAGTTTGTCACCGACAGTATCCTCTGCTACCCGAGTTTCGCAATGGCCGTGCACGGGTACGACAGGTCTGATCTCCCGCAGAATGCTGTGCCGGCAGACTGGTGCAGGTTTGCTGCGATTGACCCTGGTCATGCAGTGACATCAGTTCTTTTTGGCGCCGTGCCTCCGGATGATTCAATGCTTCTCATCTATGACCAACTCTACATACGGCAGTGCAACGCCCTCATCTTTGGCGAGAAGTTTGAGCAGAAGGTCAAAGGGCAAGTCTTTCACGCCTTCATCATTGACATGCACGGTGCTCGGATTCGCGACATTGGCTCAGGCCGACAGCCAGTCGAGATGTACACCGAGCAGTTGCGTAACAGGAATATCGCGTCTGAGGTTACGGGCAGTAGTTTTATCGCAGGGTGCGACGACATTCAGGCCCGCATGGCTGCCGTGCAGAACTACCTGCACATTCGCCCTATAGGCACGCCGAAGCTGCGGCTGTTGCGAGGTGCCGTGCCGGATCTTGAGCGAGAGATAAAGCGATACAAGAAGAAGGTGAACTACGTAGCAGGCACGTACATCGTCACCGACCAGCCGAACACGCGTGGCGAAGTGCATGCGTGCCAGTGTCTTGAGTACATGTGCGCTTACGGCCCGCGTTACCACCGTCCTAAAATGGCTCCGCCTGACGAGCCCTGGTATGTGGAATGGGCAAGAAAACGGCGAAAGCGCATGCGTGGCGAAGACAACGCTGTCTATCTCGCACCGCAAACAGGAGTCAAGTATGAACAGTAGCAACGGTGCATTTGAGCAGCCTAGTGCGGATCTTGGTGACCCTATCCTCTGGTATCAAGACCCAATGAACCCGCGTGACCCAGTTGTCGGCTGGGTGTGCCAGAAGCCTGGAGCCCACACGCTCACGCTGCTCGTCTTTACGCCAACCGTTGGGTTCATGGAAAAGCCTTCGGTGCGACACAAGGATGACCCTTCTCTGATTGAGAACCCGAACTGGCGGCAGTGGGGATGCTGGGAGCATGCTCCATGGTTTCAGAAGTTGCAGCGTGTCGGCTCTTCGATGACAGCCGCCATTGCTGCCAGCGAAAAGAGCAGCAAGCGTGGAAACAACTGAAGATGTGCCGGAAGTCCTGAAGTCCATTGCGCACGGATGGCTCAAGAAGATCGAGTTGTCGCTGAAGCACAAGCGTCCTTTCACAGAGGACGCACGCGAAGCGATGAACTTCTTCGACGGCCCGCACAACTGGTTCTGGAAAGACCAGTACGCAAAGGGAGACACTGGTTACAACCGCACGATTGCGCCGCCAGGGTTCAGAATGACTGTCAATCGTGTTTTCGAGGCCGTTAAGCTCTTTGCAAGTGTTATCTATCACCGTAACCCTGTGCGAACTGTTACGCCAACGGACTTCCCGTTTGTTCCGCCAGAGCTAGTTGGCATCAGCCCAGACGACCCGATGGGCGTGCAGCAGTATCAGATGGCTGCCCAGCAGACGGTGCAACTGCAAGAGACTCGGAAACTTGCTGCCGAACTGATTTCTCGCTACCTCAACTACACGCCAAACGAAACCGGCCTGAAAGACAACTCGCGTCGCGTCGTAGACGAGGGAATCATCAAGGGCATGGGCGTGTGGTGGGTGGAGCTCATCAGCGATCCTGGCACCGGCACCAGCATGATTGGTTCGTTCGCCGACTCGGTGGACAACCTCACTCTTGACCCAGACGCCACAGAGATCGAAGACATTCTTTGGTGTGCTAGGCGATGCGTGCACCCCATCAACACGGTCGCTGCAAAGTATGGCATTCCAGAAGAAGACCTTCGCAAGAACCTGGAGGGCAGAACGGCTCGGACGATGGACGAGCAGCACGGCCTTTCGGACGGCCGCACAAACTCCAAGAAGGTGGGGCAGACGAACGACCTTGTCACCTACTGGAAAATCTACAGCAAGACAGGATTTGGCGACCGACTGAAGGATGCCCCCAAAGAGCACAGGGGTGTGTTTGAGTCTCTTGGCGAGAACTGCTACATAGTCGTGGCAGAGGGAGTTCCTTACCCTCTGAACGTCCCGCCATCCATGCTGCAGCAGGCTGCTAGTCCTGAAGAGCCGCAGTTGGACTCTGTGTTCCGCGCGGTGCAGTGGCCGATCCCGTTCTGGGCAGAGGCCAACGGGTGGCCGTTTGTGCCGCTCATGTTCCATAGAAAGCCTGGCTACATATGGCCCCTAAGCCACATTAAGCCCGGCATTGCAGAACTTCGCTTCATAAACTGGGCAATGAGCTTCCTCGCCCAGAGAGTCGCGACCAGTTGCGAGACTTTGATCGGCGTTTCCAAAGCAGCAGACCAAGACCTCAAGGATCAGATCCTCGCTCAGTCTGAAGGCGGGTTCAAGATCATTGAACTCAGCGAGATGCTAGGTCGTTCTGTGCAGGACGTTATCAGCGTCTTCCAGTTGCCAAACGTCACCAGCGAAATCTGGGCCGTAATCCAGGCCGTAACGGAAATGTTCGACAAGCGTGTCGGATTGACGGAACTGGCGTACGGCATGACGCGGGCACAAATGAGAAGTGCCACAGAGGCACAGGTCCGCTCTGAGCAGATCAGCGTGCGTCCAGACGACATGGCTGAGGTGCTTGAGAACGCCATGAGCATCCTGGCACGCCGAGAGGCCATGGCGTGTCGGTGGCTTCTGCGGGGGCAAGACGTTGCACCTGTTCTAGGGCCAGTCGGTGCACTTGCGTGGGAGCAGCACATAGCCTCCATCGAGCCAGGCCAGGTCGCACGCGAGTTTGATTACCGCGTCGAGGCAGGAAGCGCCAGAAAGCCCAACAAGGCTACTCGGCAGGAGCAGATGCAAATGGCCCTGCAGACTCTGGGTCCAGTCCTGCAGCAGATGATCCCCATGGGAGTCGTGGAGCCATTCAACGCCCTCATCACTGACTGGGCAGACTCGCTTGACCTCAACGCAGAGCCGTATCTGGTTCCCCCGCCACCACCTCCTCCGGAGCAGCCGGCCATGGATGAACCCGCGCCAGACGCCCCTCCGCCTGAAGGTGCCACGCCACAACCCCCGCAGGAGCTCGCCCCGTGATCCCCGACCACATTCGACAACTTGGACTTGATGCTGTCGCCGTATACGCGTCCGCAATGAAGAACGGT